AGCTAAAATGGCTACAGAAGAGTATGGTTTGATGATTGGTCAAGCTATACAATACGAATGGTTTAGAAAAGATTCTAGCGGATGCAGATACTATAGTCAGTGGCAAGACTTTAACAGATTACGATTATATGCTCGTGGAGAGCAATCCGTAGCCAAATATAAAAATGAATTAGCAGTAGATGGAGACTTATCTTATTTAAATTTAGATTGGTCAATTGTTCCAGTTATTCCGAAATTTGTTGATTTAGTTGTTAATGGAATGTCTGATAGACTTTTTTCTGTTAATGCTTATGCACAAGATGCAATGTCACAGTCTAAAAGAACGAAGTATCAAGATATGATTGAGGCTCAAATGGTTTCTAAAGATTTGCTTACAATGGTACAAGAAGGTTTTGGAGTTAATCCATTTACTATGAGTCCAGAAGATTTGCCTAATTCAAATGAAGAGTTAGCTTTATATATGCAGCTTAATTATAAACCTGCGATAGAAATAGCACAAGAAGAAGGTTTAGATACATTGTTTGCAGCTAATCACTATGAAGATATTAGAAAAAGAGTTGACTATGATTTAACTGTAATAGGATTAGGTTGTACAAAACACGAGTTTGAACCAGGAGCAGGAGTAAAAATTTCATATGTTGACCCAGCTAATTTAATTTATAGTTATACGGAAGACCCTCATTTTAAAGATTGTTTTTATTGGGGAGAAATTAAAACAGTAGCTATAACTGAGTTGTTGAAAATAGACCAATCTCTTACCAAAGAAGATTTAGATGAAATAAGTATGAGAAGTCAAGCTTGGATGGATTATTTCAATATAGGTCAATATTATTCTAACGATTTATTTTATAAAGACACTACTACATTATTATATTTTAATTATAAAACAACAAAAAAATATGTCTATAAAAAGAAATATAATGAAAACGGTGGTTCTAAAATAATAGAAAAAGATGACCAGTTTAATCCACCAGAAGATATGATGGAAGATGGTAAGTTTGAAAAAGTAGAAAAAACTATTGACGTTTGGTATAATGGTATAATGGTTATGGGAACAAATATAGTTCTAAAGTGGGAGTTAGCTGAAAATATGGTTCGTCCTAAGTCTGCTACTCAAGCTGCTTTACCTAACTATGTAGCTACAGCACCTAGAATGTACAAAGGAGTTATTGAGTCTTTAACTAGAAGAATGCTTCCTTTTGCTGATTTAATACAGTTAACACATTTAAAATTACAACAAGTAATTGCAAGAGTAGTCCCTGATGGTGTTTATATTGATGCTGATGGATTAAATGAAGTAGATTTAGGAACTGGAAACGCATATAATCCAGAAGATGCTTTACGTTTGTATTTTCAAACTGGTAGTGTTGTAGGAAGAAGTTATACTCAAGATGGAGATTATAATCAAGGTAAAGTACCAATTACTCAATTAACATCTAATTCTGGAGGTGGTAAAACACAAATGCTTATTACTAATTTAAATAATTATTTAAATATGTTAAGGCAAGTAACAGGTTTAAGTGAAGCTAAAGATGGTAATAAACCAGATGCTAACGCATTAGTAGGTATTCAGAAAATGGCTGCATTAAATTCAAATACAGCAACAAGACATATTTTAGATGCTTCTCTTTATATATATAGAACTTTAGCGGAAGGATTAACTTTAAGAATAGGTGATATTTTAGAATATGCAGATTTTAAAGAAGAATTTGCTAATCAAATTGGAAAATATAATGTTTCTATTTTAAAAGAAATGAATGAGTTGTATATATATGACTTTGGAATATTTATTGAAGTAACTCCTGATATAGAAGAAAAAGCTCAATTAGAGTCTAATATATCTTTAGCATTATCTAAAGGAGATATAAATTTAGAAGACGCTATTGATATTAGAGAGATACATAATTTAAAATTAGCTAATCAACTTCTGAAAATGAAGAGGATGAAAAAAGAAGAACAAGACCGTGATTTTGAAATGAAGAAACAACAACAACAAGGTCAAATTCAAATGCAGTCTCAACAAATGGCTGCACAAACAGCTATGCAAAAAATTCAAGCTGAATCTCAAGCTAAGATGCAATTAGAACAAGCTAAAGTTTCTTTTGAAATAGAAAGGTTAAAAGCTGAAGCTGAATTAAAAGCTTCTCTTATGGATAAAGAATTTCAATTTAACCAACAATTACGTAGTATGAGTGAAAGAGGCTTACAAGATAGAGAGTCTCAAAGAGAATCAGCTAAGTCAGATAGAATTAGCCAGGCTAATAATGAACAGTCAAGATTAATAAATCAAAGAAGAAATAATTTACCTCCTCAAAGGTTTGAATCTAATGAAGACAGTTTAGATGGTTTTGACCTATCTGAATTTGAACCTAGATAGACCTAAAATAAACAATAAATAAATTACTAACTTTGTAAAAATTAAATTAAATCAAATGACATTAAAAGTAAAAGAAGTTACTGATATAGTAGAAAAGTCAGTTCAAGAAGTAGAAAATGAATTACTTCAAAAACACGAAGAAAAACAAGCCTTACAAGATGCGAATGCAGAAAGTAGAGTTTTAGAAAAAGAATCCACAATAACGAAAGAAGTTGTTGGAGAACAAGAAATTAAAAAAGAACTTCAAGAAAAAGAAGTTTTAGATTATTTAGGAAACAGATATGGTAAAGAAATCAACTCATTTGATGACTTGGTTACTGAGCGAGAAATAAAGGAAGAACTTCCTGAAGATGTCGCTGCCTATTTAAAATATAAAAAGGAAACAGGAAGAGGAGTTGAAGATTATGTAAAATTAAATCAAGACTTTGACGGAATGAATCCTGATGTTTTGTTGTCTGAGTATTTTTTAGCAACTGATGAGGCTATTGACCCTGAAGATGTAGAATCCTTAATGGAGGATTTTATATATGATGAAGATATAGATGACGAGTCAGATATAAAAAAGAAAAAGTTAGCAAAGAAAAGAATTGTTAGAAAGGCTACTAAGTATTTTAACGACCAGAAAGACACTTTTAAACAACCTCTTGAGTCAAGAGCAGTTGATATGTCTGATGACGATAAAAGTCAATTAGTTGAGTACAAACAATATGTTAATGATGCTGCGACTCAAAAAGAGTCAAATGAACGTAAGAGAGATTGGTTTTCCAAGAAATCTGACGAGGTATTTTCAAGCGAATTCAAAGGTTTTGAATTTAATTTAGGCGAGAATAATATAACGTATAAACCTGCTGATGTAGAAACATTAAAGAAGTCTCAATCTAATATTATGAACTTTGTTGATAAATATTTAGATAAAGATGGAATGATGACAAATGTAGGAGAGTATCATAAAGCGTTATCATTAGCGATGAATCCTGAAAAATTTGCTCAGTTCTTTTATGAACAAGGCAAATCTGTAGCTATAGAAGGTGATGCACGTAAAACTAAAAATATAAATATGGGATTACGTAATGCACCAGAAGTATCTACTAGTAAAGGAGGAATGAAAATTAGAACGGTTAATTCAGATTCTGGAAACAGTTTAAGAATTAGGAGTTCTAAACGAAAATAAATTAATAAAAACCAGATTGGTCGCATACGACTAATCACAAAAAAATAGAAATTATGCCAGGAGCAATAGAAAATGCTAATTTGCTAAACTTTCAGTTGCAGCCAAGTGCTCAACGTATTACTACGCAAACTAACTATATTACTAACTTCGATTTCTTGAGTACTTATCTTCCAGATACTTACGAAAAGGAATTTGAACGTTACGGAAACAGAACAGTATCATCATTCTTAAGAATGGTAGGTGCTGAAATGCCATCAAATTCAGATATGATAAAATGGGCAGAACAAGGAAGATTACATACTAAGTATACAGGAGTAACTGCTGGTTCTTATGGAGGTAATGAAACTGTTCAAACTTTTACAGTACCAGCAGGACAAATCGACCCAGCTACACAGCCAACAACAGGAGCAGCAGGAGGTATCGCAATCAGAATTGGTCAAACAGTTATGATTTCAGATGAAACTGCAGGTTCAGTTTTAAGTAACAAGGCAGTTGTAACAGATGTTAGTTATGCTGCTAGAACTTTTACAGTAGCTTATTACGAATTAAACCAAGAAGCTTATGCAGCAGCATCTACTTTCGCAGTATTTGTTTATGGTTCTGAATTCAGAAAAGGAACAGCTTCAATGCCAGAGACATTAATTTCAGATGATTCTATATTTGATAATTCACCAATAATCCTAAAAGACACTTACAGTATTGCAGGTTCTGATATGGCTCAAATTGGATGGATTCAAGTAACAGGAGAAAATGGAGTAGATGGATACTTATGGTATCTAAAATCAGAGCACGATACTAGATTACGTTTTGACGATTATTTAGAAACAGCTATGATTGAAGCAGTACCAGCAGTAGTAGGTTCTGGTGCAGCAGCTACAACTGGACCTGAAGGTAACAAAGGTTCTGAAGGTGTGTTTCACGTTGTTGGAACAAGAGGTAATGTATGGTCAGGAGGTAATCCAACTGTATTAAGTGATTTTGATTCTATTATCGAAAGATTAGATAAGCAAGGTTCTATTGAGGAAAATGTTATTTTCTTAAACAGAAACTTCGGATTTGATATTGACGATATGTTAGCTAGTCAAAATTCTTATGGTCAGAATGGAACATCATACGGTCTTTTTGACAATGATGAAGAAATGGCTTTAAATTTAGGTTTTAGAGGATTCAGAAGAGGTTATGACTTTTACAAGTCTGACTGGAAATACTTAAATGACCCAACAATGAGAGGCGGTTTAGTAGGTGGACAGATTAATGGACTTATGGTTCCAGCAGGTTCAACTACAGTATATGACCAAGTATTAGGTAAAAACGCTAAGAGACCATTCTTGCACGTTAGATATAGAGCTTCAGAAACTGAAGACAGAAGATATAAAACGTGGATTACTGGGGGAGCAGGTGGAGCTACAACTGACGGCACTGACGTTATGAATGTAAACTTCTTATCTGAAAGATGTGTTTGTACTTTAGGTGCTAACAACTTCTTCTTATTTCAACAATAATAAGTAGTATTTAAATGGGGAGGAATTAAACCTCCTCCCCTTTTTTTTAATCAAATTAAATTTATATATAATGAAAAAGAAAATATACACAAATGAAACATATGTATTGTTAAATGGAAAAGCTCCTTTAGCATATATGTTAGCTTCACATCATAACAAAAGAAATACATTATTGTATTGGGATGCAGAAGAACAAGTAAATAGAGAACTATGTTACTCTAGGAATCAAAAATCTGTTTTTGTTGATGAACAAGATGGAAATAAAATATTAGAACCAATTGTATTTAATGATGGAATGTTAAATGTTCCAAAAGAAAATCCAATTTTACAGAAGTTTTTAGAAATACATCCAGGATATAATAAACTATACAGAAAAATAAACACAGAACAAGATGCTAGAAAAGATGTTGAGATATTAAATTCTCAAGTAGACGCTTTAGTAGAGGCTAGAAGTTTAAGTATTGAACAGTTAGAACAAGTATCTAAAGTTTTATTTGGAATAGATGTATCTAAAGTTTCAACAGCAGAATTAAAAAGAGATGTATTAGTTTATGCAAAAGAAGACCCAGAAGGGTTTTTATCAGTTTTAACTGACCCAATGTTAAAGTTACAAGCTAAAGTACAGTCATTTTTTGATAATCAATTATTAGTTCAAAAAAATAAAGACATACACTTTAATACTAAGTCAAATAAAAAAAGAATGCTTACTATTCCCTTTGGTGAAGAAAAAAATTACATTGTTTCATCATACTTTAAATCAGATGAAGGAATAGAGTCTTTAAAGCTATTAGAGAATTTACTTAAGAAGTAATTCATAAAGAGACCATTTAAAAGTGGTCTCTTTTTTTTTAGTATCTTTGTACTTTAATAACAAGAAAACATTAGAATATGTCAAAATATATTTCATACACTGAATCAGTAATTGTAGATTCTGGAACTCAAAGTAATGTTGCTCCTGCTACAGGAACTGCTGCTGCTGAATTTATTGTAACTGGTACGCAAACTGCGGTATCAGGTGCAACAATAACTGTTACTGGAGGAAGTTTCAACACTTCTGGGATAAAGGTAAATGATATAGTTGCCGATTTTACAAATGGTTCAATAATAGGAGCTGTATTATCAGTAGTTGATAATGATAATTTAACAATAGTTTCAGGAAGTTTTCCTAATGGTGCTGTATTTAGAATATACAGACCTAATGTATTGTTTGATTCAGGTGGTAATTTTACAAATCTTAAAGTAGCAATAGGAGATACTGTAACTAATACTGTAACTAATGCAACTGCTTTAGTAACTGCACTTAATGCTAATAACGCTACTGTACCTTTTGTAGGCACAGCATTAACTTTAGATGCTAATATATTTGGAGCTAACTACGCAGATTTAGAAGATAATTATACTGTAACTTGTCCAGCGAATGAGTTATTTGATAACAATCAAAACTTTTTAACTACAGTTAGTATTGGAGATGAGGTTATTGATACTACATCTAGTTCAAATGCTATTGTAATTTCAGTTCTTAGTGATTTTAGATTGAAATTATCTGAGTCAATTATGGCAGTATCTGATAATTTTAATATTTTATCTGCAACAGGAGGAATACAAAGATTTATTAATTCTGATGCTATAATATTAGTTGACCAATTCGATACTCTTAGAACAGATATATTTTGTGAGGGAGGAATGAGAATAAGATTAGGTCACGATACTACTCCTAGTAAACAAAGTAAAATAGTTGTAGCATTTCAAAACGCTATGCTTAGAGCACAAACAGGAGCAGGAGGTCCAGAGCCAGTTGTTATGCCTTCAAGAATTTATATACTTGATACTACTGTAACTTCTTTACCTGCAGTATCATAGTTTAACTGACCTACCTGTAATAGTAGTTCCTTTAATTCGGAAGATGATGAATTAACTAAAAAAAGAATACCTTAAAAAGTGTTCTTTTTTTGTTTTATCTTTGCGGCAAGGAATATTCCTTATTTAATTAAAAAATTTTTTGATATGAAATATATATCTTTTTTAGTTGGTGGTGCTAGTGGTAAATACCAATACGTAT